GTGGTTGTCAGGAAGAAGTTAATGAGCCCAGTGGTTCTTGCCTATGCTAATTTATAATGTTCTTGAAGCAAACCATCACCAATCTATTACAGTAATAGAATAGAAATTACATTTTCCTTAAAAACGCCTGTAAAAGTATTGTAATAGTTGTGTCAAAGCGTTGTAAATGTATGTTAAAATAAGAAATTTAGCAACGGTTGAATAATTAAAATATCAATGGAAAATGCATTAATGGTACAAAAAGCCATGGTCCTTAGCATTAAACGCAATCATAAAAGATTTGCCGAAAAAATTACATTAACGAATATATTACAAATTATGAGTCTGAAAATTGAATTAAAAGAAAAGGTATTGTTGCCTCTAATGACAAAACTTTCCATAAGTGAAATTGCTAGACGTAATAAAATCTCAAGACCGACCATCTACAAAAGTCTAAGGGCTTGGGGTTACAAAGGAACACTAGCAGAAATAATAAGTCAATACAAGGAGAAGAACCGTTTAAAGTATGAGGAACGGATTAGGAAGACAAAGGAAACACGGAATAGAAATCATCCATATTAAAAATGAATTGCCGACAATATACGATTCCATAAAGATTTAGACGGAGAATTCACAGTTTTCATAGTCTTTTCTTTTTCTGTAATAACATTCCAAAGGCCCTTACACTCCGACTCCTTACGTAATTCCTCATCGGTTAATTTCGTATGGTCAATGATTGTAAGTGGAATAGATTTTCCACAATTCTTTGTTGGGCAGTTGATAACAAAATTCACGCCCACAAATTCTGACCGAATTGTTGGTGATTCAGAACATGAAGAAAACACACCTATACCTAACGCAAAGTTCATTAATTGAGTATGGAAAATATCAGAGTGTTCTTTACAATCCCCATAAGAGCATTGAATAATGACCCCACAACGGTTACATTTACCCGAATAATTTTCTAGGAATTCGTTCTCTTTGCCCTCTTTAATTATTTTCATATTCGTATGATACCATACTTTTATAAGAAGTCAAGCCTTATTGTTTCTTCTTGACATTTTTTGGAGTGGTGGTAAACTTATAAAATGAAAAGAATACTTACAATCAGTCTAGCAACGCTCATCATTGGTGGAGCATCGGGGTATTATTACCTTTATTCGGTAAACGAACAGTCAGAACGAATTACACCAAGACAACATCACACTGCTACTGCTGTTCAAACTAAATCCGATGACCAAATAATCAGAGAATTTTTTCGCAATAAGTTTCCACAAGCAAGCATTTCTTCCATTACCACAGGTTATTATGGTGGAACAACAGAAGTATTGATGGATTTTGAAGCGAATGGATTAAAACGATTTGTTGTCAAAGTTGAAGATGGTAAAATATCCTATTTCAAAGTTGTGGAATAGAAATTAACAACATTAATGTAGATGCTTGAGTATTTTATACATACACGCTAAAAACGGTATGTCTCTAGTTTTTGGTGTAACCAATTTTAATTGGTGTAGAGAATCAGCTAATTCATATATAATTAATTCTTCCTTTCCCTTAGCATAGTCACCAACCTTATCAAATAAATATTTATACACCGTTTCTAAAGAATCCATGTTTAATTTTTTAGTTAATTGACGGATTTCATTAAATACACCCGGCTTATTGGGCGTTTTCAATAACTCTACTAATGTATTTAATAGAGTTATGTCATTGGTATCTTTTTTATCAACTTCACCTATTGTATCACCAAAAATTTTATCAAAGGCTTTTCGGAAGGGCTCGGTCATTGATGATTTTTTTGTAATAAAAATCAACTGTGGTCGTCCAGTGGTGGATGGTTTCTGCCCTTGAATAATTACGTCTTTATTTTTAACAGCCTTGCTAAGTTCTACACGAAGATGTATATCCGAACCTGAAGAAGTAAGCATATGTGGATTTTTAGCAACTAAATCTTTTATAGTAAATGGTCCTTCTGGCCAATTTATTTTCTTTGGTAAATCACTACCAGCATTACCTAGTGATTGATGGGTGGAATCAGTAATAACTTCTTGAATGAGTGATTTTAATTTTATCATGAAAATAAATAGAAAAATCAAAATAGAAAGTATGGATTGACTTTTCCGTATTTTACATAAAATTGTCCAAAGTTACTTTTATCTTTTTAGGTTGTTCGTCGGGAATACACAAATTTATATCTATTCCGAACTTCTCAGCGAAGAGGCGTAACTCCTTCTCAATTAGGAGTTTAAGTTCATCACGATTTGGTGGAGGCGTTAGACCTTTTGGTTCCAATACTTTACCATATGGGCCTCTTTTTCCATTCTTTCCACCAAGTAGGGGCATATTGACAGATTTGATGTCATTTTCCAATACGGCAAGTTTAAGAGACTTGATTGAAGAATCAATCCATTCGCGGGTGCTCCAATATCTCCAGTCGTCCTTTACTGCTAATCCAAGAAGATAAATCTGATGTTCATCATCGAAGTAGGTGTAACAATCACCGGGACGAATTGCATGTTTAAGACACAACTCTTTATAGTGGTCGAACATCTTTGGATATCTTTTTTTGAATTCCAAAGCAATACCTGTACCCATCACACCAACACAGTTAATTGTGTTAACATATGCATCAACGGGAGTATCGAAAATCGATTTGTGATTTATACTAAAATTCATATTTATCCAAAAAACACATTCTCTTCTTTTTTATAAGAATTAACATTTTTTTTATTAACATTAACTCTTCCCAAGTCAATTTTTGGCATTTCTTTAATCAACTCATAACCACCATCAACCTGCTTTTTCCATTCCAAATTGTTTTCTTTTGGATAGTCTATTGTCCATTTAACAGTGGATTTGTCAAGCATTTTTCTGGCTTCTTTTGACAATGGCATAATGTATCTGAACTGTTTTCCCCTTATTCTTATAATACCCTTCATTTTCATAAAATCACGGGTCAACCAAAATATTTTTTCCTTATTACAAAATTTAGCATTTTCTACGCATAAACTATGTGCAGTTCTAGGATGAATTTTTTCACCATCAGGGCCTATGTAAATATCAGTCCAGATAAAGCCACCATAATAGAAATTGGCTGATTGGTAAACGTAACCCACTTTACCAACAATTCCATCGGCCCAAGTATATAAAAACAATCGGTCAGGCAAATTTATTTTTATCCATTTGATTACAACGGATAACATTTGTGATTCGGAATTCCTTGGCATTTCAGGAAGCATGCACATCTTACCAATTTCATAATAATCTTTAGTAGTAAGTGTTGGAAAAAGTTTTCTTATAGTTGCAAGTGGTTGTGTTCCCCATCCAAGAGTTAGAACACCAACCAATTTGTTTTCCATAAATACACCAAGATAATGCTTGGTCAATCTAGGCATTACTTTAGAATAATGATGTTCTTGAACTAATTCGGCAGCAGTATATTTGTTTATTTCTTTGATTGTAAAATCAAATTTCATTTATGACATATTCCTTCTTGATTTCTAAAGAATACCTTTTTACAATAAAAACAATTAAACTCACACACAGGAAGACAATCCCAAACTTCAATTAATTGTTTTGTTCCACACCACGGACATTCAACATCTATTTTTATTATTTTAACATTTATTGATAGACTTTTCATTATTCATCCAGCATCATACATCCTGTCGCCTTGAGTATCACTCACAGGTTTAGCGTCAGACGATAATTCCTTATCCCATTCAAACTTTGGTCTAAAATCTCCATCACCATCAGCATAAAAAGCCACTACTCTTGAACTTCCCAATCCACCTAACTGCTGCATATATTTTAACATGGATAAAAAATGGGGAATCCATCTGTCTTTCATAGTACACGTAATTGTAAATGTTTTATTTTCGTCTTTCATAATTTTTCTATTTTTTCAATAAATCTTTTATCGCATGACTCCCAAGATAAGTCACAGTTTTGTATGTCTTGTTCAAGGATTTTCAATATTTTTGTTTTACAAATTTGAAATGCTATGGTATATCCATTATTAAGACCCAATGTATAAGCAGTTTTGAATATTTCTACGCCAGAAATTAAATCAGGGACAAAAATTGGGATTGATGACTTACTATTAGGTTGATATGTTTTTCTCCAACGATTTTTCATATTATTTTAATGTCTTTCCTATACTTGGGTGACTTTGAACTTCGCTTGTTACTATATTACGAACCTTAGCATTAATTCGTTCAAAAAATTCCTTACCTACACGAGTAAAACGTCCTGCTCGGTTGGCTTTAGCATAATCAAGGGCCAGTTTTTTAACAGCAGATCGATTGATAAATGGAGTTGTATTCATAATGGATTATTATATCACAATTATGCACCGAAGTCAAAGAAATTAGAGGCAGTTGCCATAGAAGGATTCGGAAACGTCCACTTGAACACATCATAAAAATCAACCAATTTGCTTTTCAATTCCTGTTCAAACATTTTCTTTCTGTCCACAAATCGGTTGACCAATTCCAATATTTCATCAGGGTCATTTCCATCACCCTTCAATGCTAAAGATTCAAGACCGTATTCATTATCTTGCAAATATACCCACTTAATTTTCTGACCATGAAGAATTGGTTCACAGGTCTTTTCCAATCCCATCTTTACTATCAAATCATTATATGCTAATGCAGCTTTTGCTTGAGCTGGTGTTGCTTTAACAAATTGAAGAGCTCTTCTATCCTCTGGATTGTAATTATGAACACCATCTTGACTTACAAATTTAACCGAAGTGTTCTTTGCTATTTCAAGAACGTCAAAAGTTTTTATATCCTCTCTAAATTTAAGTATCATATCATCAAGTTCCTTCTTTGGAACTGCTGTTAACAATTTTCTCAAAAAAGAATCCATGAACTTACGGAAAGAAGATGGAAATGAAGTTCTAACAACGTCAATACCCTTGACTTCCAATCTTGGTTGTTTCAACAACGCACCTTCTTCGTGAATAACCCACTGAGCATATCGTTTTTTAGCTAACCAAAATGATGATTTACTGATAATTTCCTGTTTAGCATCGAATGTGTGTTTGTCAAGATTAAAAAATCTCTTGGCCATTACATTATAGAAATTATTCACATAAGTCTGAACTTCTGTCGTCACTTCTATAATAGCTTTTGTCATTTCATCATCATTATTTAAATCAATGTTTGGAAATCTCTTCTTAATAATTGGAACCGAATCTACAAAACAAGAATCTGTATCACTATAAATGACCCAATCGCCATCTTCATCCGTTTCCAGCGCCTGTTTGTAATATACGTTGATTGCTTTGGCAGTTGTTTGAATAATATCAACGCCTGTGGTAGTTACTGCTTCGGCATTATCCACGTCATAGAAACGAAATACAGGCAACCCCAAAACTCCATAAAACGAATTAAGTAAGATTTTCCAAACAGCTTGTCGTTGATTGTAAAAATTATACTGTTCCATGTCACCAGCTTTTTTAAACTCAGCTGCTTTCTTTCTCATGTCTTTGCGTTGTTGGAACCACAAATCCAGCAAGGTCGGTATAACTC